TTCTCTCTCACCCATTGGGTATTGACCTCCGGAGGGTCTTCATCACGTTGAAACCCGCATGAATAAAGGCGTCGGAGGCCATCAAAAGGTTATCAGTAACTACTCAAAACGGAAATGCAGGATAATTCCCTCTCTGCGCTAACTTTCTGAACTTGGGGGAGACCCATGGGCACTCAAAACGGAAGTGCGAGACTCTATTCTACGCTGTGCCAGGTGCTTGATTCCCTCAGGGCAGAAGCGCCGATAACTAACAACATCTATAACCCCCCAGCCGGAAACCAAGACGCAGTAATCCAGGCACGATCTCGCGCGCTACTGCATTTGTTCCTCAAGGCGCGTTTCGGGCTCCTCCGTTTTGCCGAACGCGAGGCCCTCGTGACTGATGGTCCTTATGATGGTGGGATTGACGCGTACTACATCGACCAAAAAAACAAACGAACCTATATACTGCAATCCAAGTTCAGGGCCACGGCGGGCAATTTCATTTCGACGAACATGACCGCCTCTGACCTCCTCAAAATGGATGTGGGGCGCATTGTGAAGGGAGAGAAACGCTCCGAAGGCGGCACACCGTACAACGAAAGGATCAGGAATGGCCTACAACGGGCGATCCGAAACCTGCCCGACGCCGGGAGTTACACAACCTACGTCGTACTATTGGGGAATACCAAGAACCTCTCCAAGCCCCAACTCAAGAGGCTGGTCGAGGGATATGCCGTCGATCAATACCCGCACGATCGGGCGTATCGGGACCTTCTGTTCCCGGTTATCAATGGCACATATTACACAGACCCAAATCTTACCATTGAAATCAATCTGGCTAACTTAAAAGGCGATACGCATCTTGATTATGATGTCAAGACCGAGTTTCTCAGGCCTAATATGAAGTTGCTATTCGTCCCGACCCGAGAAATCGGCAGAATCATGCACACGTATAAGAATTCGATCCTTACATATAACCCCCGCAGTTTTCTCGAGCTCTCGAAGAATACCGTCAATCAGGATATTGAAGCTTCTATCCGAAATATGGGTAGCAACGAATTTGCCCTTTTCAACAATGGAATCACCGTTATTGCGGATGGGACAACGATTAGCTCGGATACAGCGAAGCAAGGCACTGCTCAAGTGGTTCTGCGAAACCCTCAGCTCGTGAATGGGGCCCAAACGGCTTATACGTTGGCCCGGATTTATGAGGACTGCGCTTCAACCGGAGACTTCACTGTTTTCAAGGGCAAGGAAGTGCTCCTAAGGGTAATCACATTTGTTAGTCTCAACCCGTCGCGTCAAGAGGCTCGTACTAATCTTATAGGCGCCATTTCCAAAGCAAGCAACTCTCAGACGAAGATCGAGGAGTCGGACCGACGTTCAAACGACCCTGTGCAGCTGAGACTCCAACAGGAGTTCTTCGACAAGTACGGGCTATACTACGAACGCAAGCGCGGTGAGTTCAGCGACGGGCTCCGTGATGGTTACCTGCCCCCTGACCTAGTTGTCAACAGGGAGCGAGTCGTCCGCGTCGCCCTAGCCTGTGACTACCGCGTAAACCAGGCTCGGTCAAGCGTTTCGAAGTTCTTTAAGGAAGGAGCGCTGGCCTCCTTGCTAAAGATTAGAGATACCGGCAAGTACGCATACGGTTATGAAGTGTTTGCGCTCTTAGAAAAGGAAAGAAGGCAGAAGCCTCCGGTGAAGGGTGATCGATACCACACTGGGAACTACGGGCAGGCGTTGCGGTATGGGCAGTACGCTGTGGTCGCGGTCTGTGCGAACCTTGGCTTGTCGAAAAGTAGGCCCGAGGCTCAGGCTCTTCAAGTCGCACTGAAGCAATGGACGAGCTTCGAGGCGTGGGCCGAGAAGCAACCGTCCAACAGTAGCTACAGATCCGGTCCCTCCCTCGATTACGTGAACTATTATAAGGGGTCCACAATTAATGCTGATCTGCAGCGCTTTGGCTTCGTGCTTTAGAGGAGCACCGGGGCTACGGGGCGAACGGCTTTCGGGAAAAGGGGGGGAAAGGGGAACAGACGCATTTTCCTGAGCACTTTCCAAAATGCCCGGCTCGCCGATCTCACGCGAAGAGCAGACGGCCTCTGGGCTCGGGGATCGGGCGACCCATTTCGCGCGCCGTCTCGATCCACTCCGCGATGACGCCCTCGGCGTTTGCCAGGGCCTCTTGCCGCGTAGGGCCATCGGCTACGCACCCTGGCAATTCCGGCACTTCCGCAATGAAGGATTGGTCCTCGTCGCTCCAGTAGAGAATGATCTCGTACTTCGTCATTCCGTCCCCTCACCCAGTTTATATCGAAAAATGACGTTCCGTACTTGCTTGACTTGGTACGGCTTAGCCAGCGATCCCCGAGATTGAATGTTCAGGATCTCGGCGACATCTGGCCGAGTGAAGATATGATGGCTCCCCTTTATCCGCTCCGTGAAGCCAAGGGCCGCAAGGAGAGAGCGCAGATCGCTGAAACGGATATTGGCGTCTGCCGCACCTTGGAGAACCCGCCAGTATATCGATTCGCGCACCCTTTGATTATGCAGGAAGCCGGACAGATCCAGATACTCAAATTCCCCCGAGTAAGCGGTCCTTCCCTACACCATCTTGTTGCCGCACTCCGGGCAGAACTTGGTGCCGGCTTCCACGCTGGTGCCGCATTTCGGGCACTCGGCTTTCGCGCGCAGCGGCTTGCCGCACTCCGGGCAGAACTTGGCGCCCTGCGTGCGCGCTCCGCAAGCGGGACACAGCGCGGCCGCTTCCGAGGTGAGATCCATGCCCTTGGTGAGGTCCTGCTCCCGCACCTTTTCCTTCATCTGTTCCACTTGCGCCTGCACCTGCGCGGAGGCCATCTCGGTTTCCACATCGGGCGCGCAATCGAAGCACAGCATTCGCTTGGCGTTCCAGCAGGTCGCCTGGCAAACCCAGTGCGTGCACTTGGGGCACTGGCGGAAATTCGGCGTGGCTTCCTCGACGGCTTCCCGCAGCGCCTTGTCGTGCGCCGGGCCCTGCACCACCCGTTCCATCTCATAAGCGGAGTTGCCAACACTGCCCAGCACACCGCCGAATATGCTTCCCAGCGAACGCGCCGCGCTCGTAGCCAGCCCCATCGCCGAGGGCTGGAATCCGGTCATGAATCCGTTGCCGCAGCGGTCGCAAAAGAACTCGAACTGATACCCCTTATCTGTGGAGTGGTCGGTGTGGTTTCGTGTGAACTGAATCAGGCTCATGGTCCTCCGTGGGTTGCCTCGCGCTTGTCCGAGACATGGCCGGAAATTAGGATATCACCTGTGCGGCCCCTGTTGGCGAGGATGATGTCGTCTGTCGCGGAGTTTGCGGAGAGCGCGACGCCAGAAGGCAGGATCGACCGATGTTGGATCAGCGTGCGTCGCCCCCTATGACCGCGTCAACTCCGCCACTCGCCGTTTGAGCTCCAAGACCTCGCGGCGCAGTTCGGGCAGCCTGGCGAGGTTGGCGAGCTGCTCGAGGTGCTGGCGCAGCGGCCGCGCGGGCGTGCCCCACACCGTCTCTCCGGAACGAACCACCTTCGATGTGAGCACTCCGCAACCCGAGCCCAGCACGGCCCGCGATTCGATGCGCGCCTTGTCGCCAATCCCCACCTGGCCGCCGATCACGGCATGATCTTCCACCACCACCGAACCGGAGAAGCCGGTTTGCGCAGCCACCACCACGTGGCGGCCGATGCGGCAGTTGTGCGCCACGTGCACCATGTTGTCGAGCTTGGTGCCTTCGCCAATCACGGTGACGCCAAGCGCGGCGCGATCGATGCACGAGTTGGCGCCGATCTCCACAAAGTCGCCGATCTCGACGCGGCCAACCTGCGGAAACTTGTGCCAGCGGTCGTGATCGTTGACGTAGCCGAACCCGTCCGCGCCAATTACCGCGCCGGAATGTATGATGACGCCGCGCCCTATGTCCACGTTGTCGTAGATGGTGACATTGGGATGGAGCACAGTGCCTTCGCCGAGCACCACGCGCTTGCCGACCACGCAGCCCGCGCCGATGCTCACCGCGACACCTGCGCGCGTTCCATCGCCGACCACCGCGTGCGGCCCCACGGAAACCAGCGCGCCCAGTTCGACGTTATCGCCCACCACCGCGGTGGGATGCACGCCGGGCGTGAGTTGCGCGGTGGGATAGAAGCGGCTCATCGCCCGCGCGAACCCCGTGCGCGGTTCCTGTACACGAATCACGGTGCGGTAACTCGGGCTCGGCCAGTCGAGCGGTACCAGCAGACACCCCGCTGGCGAGCTTTCCGCCTGCGCTGCGGCTTTCCGTCCGCCCACAAACGCCAACTCCGACGCGCCGGCCGATTCGATCGCGCCCGCGCCCGTCAGTTCCTTTTCCCCGTCGCCTTCAAACGTGGCGCTCAGCCACTCGGCCAGTTCACGAACTCGCATGGCCCTATCATGACAAATTCATCGCGCGCCGGGGACACAATGCTAAAATAGAACTTCGCGGCCCGCGGCCGGCGGCGCCCGCAACTCTTCCAACCGAAATCAATCTATGACAACCAGCAATGCCGCCATCCGCAATGTCGCCATCATCGCCCACGTCGATCACGGGAAAACCACGCTGGTCGATGCCATGCTTCATCAGAGCGGCATCTTCCGCGACAACGAGCAGACCGTCGAGCGCGTGATGGATTCCAACGACCTCGAACGCGAGCGCGGCATCACGATTCTCAGCAAGATCACCGGCGTGCGCTACCAGGGCGTGAAGATCAATATCGTCGATACGCCCGGCCACAGCGACTTCGGCGGCGAAGTGGAGCGTGCGCTCAAGATCGTCGATGGCGTCATGCTGCTGGTGGACGCGAGCGAAGGTCCGCTGCCACAGACGCGCTACGTTCTGTCGAAGGCCCTCGAAGCCCATCTGCCGCCGATCGTGGTGATCAACAAGATCGACCGTCCCGATGCGCGCTGCCAGGACGTGCTGAATGAGATCTACGACCTGTTCATCGATCTCGATGCCACCGAGGATCAGCTCGATTTCAAAGTACTGTATGCCATCTCGAAGACGGGCGTGGCCAAGGAGTCGCTCGACGATCCGTCCAACGACCTGCGCCCGCTGTTCGACGCCATCCTCGCTCACATCCCGCCGCCCGTGGGCGAGCCAGATGACGTGCTGCAAATGCTGGTCGCGAATTTGGATTACAGCGACTATCTGGGTCGGTTGGCGATTGGACGCGTCTTTCAAGGCACGCTGAACTATGGCGACACCGTCGCGGTCGCCAAGCGCGATGGTTCGCTGCAGACAACCAAGATCACCAAGCTCTATTCGTTCGAGGGGTTGAAGCGTGTGGACGAAACGGTGGGCCGGCCGGGTGACATCCTCGCGATAGCGGGCGTGGAAGGCATCACCATTGGCGAAACCGTCACCAGCGTCGAAACTCCCATGCCGCTGCCGCATGTCGCGATCGACGAGCCAACCATCGCGATGGCGTTCACCATCAATACATCGCCTTTCGCCGGTTGCGAGGGACAATGGGTCACCTCGCGCAACCTGCGCGAGCGGCTCGACAAAGAGCTGCTGACCAACGTATCCATCCGCGTCGAGGAATTGGGACACGACACTTTCAAAGTGATGGGCCGTGGAGAACTGCAACTGGCCATCCTGGTCGAGATGATGCGCCGCGAAGGCCACGAGCTGGCAGTGGGCAAGCCGGAAATACTAACCCGCACGGTCCACGGCAAGGTCGAAGAGCCGGTGGAACTGCTGGTCATCGATTGTCCCGAGAGTTTTCTGGGAGTGGTGATTGAGAAGCTGGGCGTGCGCAAGGGCAAGATGATCAAGATGGTGAATCACGGATCGGGCCGCGTGCGCCTGGAGTTCCACATACCATCGCGCGGTCTCATCGGCTTGCGCAGCGAGATTCTCACCGACACGCGCGGCACCGCCATCATGAATTCGCTGTTCCACGGTTACATCGAGTGGCAGGGCGATATTCCGACCCGGCCGACCGGGTCGCTGGTGGCAGACCGGCCCGGCAAAGCGACTGGCCACGCCATTTTCAATTTGCAGGAGCGCGGCGAGATCTTCATCGCCCCCGGCGCCGAGGTCTATGAGGGAATGGTGATCGGCGAGAACGCGCGTGAGAAGGATTTGGACGTCAACATCGTCAAGGAGAAGAAGCTCACGAACATGCGCGCATCCACTGCCGACGAAGCCATCCGCCTGGTGCCGCCACGCATTCTGAACTTGGAACAAGCCATCGAATTTGTTCGCGACGACGAACTGGTCGAGGTAACGCCCACGTCCATTCGGCTGCGCAAGAAGATTCTGAAGGCTAACCAGCGGTAGCCAATCGCCGGCCGGTTTAGTATTAGCGGCCCAGGAACTTCGATCGGGCGATCCTCATTTTCAGTGGTAGCCTGTAGCCGATCAGGCACAACTGATCGAGCGCAAACAGCACCACCGATTCAAGACCCGCCGTTCTCGCCAGGCTCCATTCCCTGACCCACGGCGTCGTATAATCGCTGATGCCCACCAAGTGGCTGCTCTGCGAGGGTGGGAAGCCGAGCTGTTGCGGCAACTGGATAGACTGCCGCGCCAGATCCAGATTGCGGTCGCCAGTGTACGTGAAGTTTTCGGTTTTGAGACAAGCCAGGTTAGCCGGTGTCCAGGCTGCTGCCGGGTAGTTGATCAGCTTGTTCAGCGCTGTGTTATTAACATCTGGCGGATACAGCACTTCGAACTTCGCGTTTGGCATCGACTGGCGGACGAACGTCATGATCGCCTGCGTGAAGTGACCAATCAGTCCAGGCAGAAACACGCACTCGTTTGGATACAGAGCCGGATCGGCATTCTGGCTGGGAATAGTGGCCATCGGTTGTCCGTAGGCCGCCTGAAAGGCCGAGGTCGTGTAGGCGTCGTAGAACGGCATGCCGCCGTGCGCCGCCGTGTACCACCATTGAACCTCGCCAAATTGCAGATATGGAGTCATGCCGGCGTTCGACATGATCTGCGCCATGTCCAGATACGCCTGCTGCCAGAACGATGTGCTTTCGGGGCCGAAGTTGGTTTGCAATGCCGGGGTGTTCACTGTGCACGGAGTGCCATCCGGATAGCATTGGGCAATTCCCGCGCTGGCGCTCGGATCCCCGTTGCCAAGTTCCATGCTGAACGATGCGGTGGCTATGATGCCGTAACTGTTCAGTGCCCCAAAGTAACTCAGCGTCCAGTCCCGCGCCGCGCGGTTCATCCGCGGCACAGCCGTCAGGTCCGTGAGCCATGTTCCATCCTGACCGCCCGAAAGATAGCCTGTTGTCCAGTTGGCAGTGAATTGGGTGCTGTTGGTAATCACCGTCAATTCGATGCCGTTGCCCGCCGAACCCAGGAGCCGCGAAGTGATCGTTAGACTGGCTCCGTTGGCCTCCGCCCACACCTCAGTGGAACCTGCGTTGATCCAGAGTGCGAAACAAGTGGCAATGCTTTCGGCGGAGTCGCCGATTAAGTTCCAATGCTGCAGAACCGTTCCGTCCAATGTGATCTCGGTGTTGTCACCCGCGCCGAACTCCGGTTGTCCGGCGAAAGTGATCGTCGCGGATGCATACTGACTGCCCGGGCAGACCAGCTCATAGAACCACAACGCTCCAGCATAGTGGTTCAATCGGCCGGGAAGTCCCAGCGTGTTCACCAGCCACGCCGTTCGTTCGGGGGCCAAAGCCAAAGAGTGGTTTGTGTCCCAGTCTGTCGCCGCCGCTGTCGATGGCATGGCAATAAATGTGGGCAGAGTACTGGTCGGCACAGCGATTTCGAGAAAGTCAAAATACACCGAAGCGCCCGCCGCTCCCGAGTGGGTAACGCTAACATTGTGCTCGGCGGACGCGGCTTGCGACCCCAGCGACACACGCATCAACACGTCTTCGCCGGAAAGTCCCAGGTTGATTATCGTCGGTGCGCCGCTGTCTACTTGCACCGTGATCTGTCCACCGTTTGTCGCTGCCTGGGTTCCCAGATACAAGGTGTGAGGGAACTCTGAAACATAGGAGCACGCGACCGCGGAGCCGGGCGTTGTAGTCGATTGTATGGAACCACCTGAGTAGTTTCCTATCTCGGATGCCCAACTGCCTGAATACGTGAGCGTCGCAGAATCGTCCTCAATCCGCCTGCTGCCGGGCCCCGCAACTTGATATTGTGCGCCCGGGCCTGTCACCGTCCAATTCGACACGACTACCGAGAATTCGCTGCGTTGGAAACTGGCCGCCTGCATGTCCGCTGCCCAGGTCCATCGCAGTTTCCTCACATTCGTCAGGCTTGTGGCGGGAACGGGGGCGCCGTTCAAACCCGTCAGATTCGCGAAGTTCAGATTCACCTGCCAGGCGGCAGGCGAAACACCATCCTGGAACAACGCGGAAAGCGGTTTCCAGAACTCTGTTTCGGCGCCGTGCACGGTCCCATACACGCCAATCCGGTTCCCGTTCGATCCCGATGCCCCTAGATAGGTGAGTGTGATGATTGAGCCATCTGCTGCGGCGCTGACCAGCCCGGTCTGCTGATTCGCTGTGATAGCGCCAGCCAGGGTAGCCGCCGCGCTGGTCAGCGTATCCCCGGAAACAAGCTGATAGTTGAAGTGTTGGTCCAGCCAAGCCAGCTCGATGTAGTCTCCGTTCGACGGCGTGCCTTGCAATTGGAACTGCGCAGTAGCGGGAACCGCGCTCGACAAGGGCGTCGCATATTGTAGCAGAGGAACTTCGTAGATCCGTTCCGTTGCCCCTGTATCCGCCCAGATTCTGAGGTAGGGCCAGGGTTGCGTCGGGTACCACGTGGAATCGATACCGATGCAGTTCGTTCGAACTTCCTGATAGGATAGCTGCAATCCACTCAGGTCCCCGTCGGGGAGATTGCGCAGGGACGGATATTCGAACACATTGTCCCGGTTCCATTCGAGTACGGCCCAATCGGACTGGCTCCGCCAGCAACCGGACACTGTGAATCCATTCGGACTCGTCTCGCTGAATGCCGCGATCGCCGATGGCTCGAAGAAGTAACACTGTAGATCGCGATCGGGTCGCAATTTGGATAGCGTGTCGCTCATTATAGTCGAATGATCACGGTCAGGTCCGCTCCTGGATATGTCTGGCCCACCGATTGAACGGCCAGCGTGATCTGATCGCCTGCCGCCAAGGGCGGCAGAGGTTGGCCGCTGACGTCGTTGGAGATGGTCTCGTTCGCCTGAAACGCCAGTTGGCAGTATGCCGCCCCATTGACGTTCAATTCGAGCTGCACCGTTGCATCAGCCGCCGCGCCGAGCACCGCATAAATATCTCCCACCGAGTGCGCCGCATCAACCACCAGAGCGGGTGCCGCCGATTGGTCTACCGACAGGAACCCCTCCACCTGAATGGAGTATTGTCCGCCGGAAAGCGTCCGCAGGCCGCTATCGACCGTGTGCGTCATGCAAGCGCTCGCCATCGGGCTGTTTCCTTTTTGGTTGGTAACGAACAATTGCGCGCTCGCCACACGCACGTCGGGAAGCGGCACAGGAAAGCTCCAGGTGCCACTATAGGGGCTGCCAAAGAAGCCTTGGGGAAACCCGGCGACCGACGTCAGACCGGTCAGGTGATAAACCGCTGCCTGCGCCGCGTGTGCGCTCGCCGGGCTGCCATGCACGCCCCGTTCGACGGCATATTCCACGCCGCCGCCGCTCACTTCGGTAACTTCCAGCACCTCGCTATCGATCTGCAAAATGCTGCCAACTTGCGCCGGTCCTGGAGCGTTCAGCGTCAAGGACGTGTCGCTCGCTCCTATGGCGCTGGACAACTCGAAGCTGGTGGTGCCTTGAAGTTCGTTCCAGTAGTAGACTGTCAAAGTCGCCGCTGAGATCGTCTCGGTGTTGGTCAGGCTGCTAAAGGAAACGCCGCTCAGATCCAATGTCCCGCCGCTCATTCCAGCGCCCAGCCCGAAGAACGGAGTCGGCGGCGCGGCGCTGTCGCTGAATCCGCTGCCCCCAATCTGCCACCGTGTCACTGTCGCCAGCACTGGCGGGCACTCCACATTGGCCGCGTTCGCGGAACGCCCCGTCACCTGCACCGTCTCGCCGCCTTGATTGGGGACAACGAAGCTCACTGGGCTGGTCTTCGTCAATGCCCCAAAATGCCAGCCCGCTTCCGCCACCACGAAGTAGCTCGTGGCGTCTGGAGGTACCACCCACGTGCCCGATAGAGTCAGCGTCGTCGCATCGTTGCTTGCAACAGACGCCTCTTGCCCGGCACCCGTTCCTCGCGTGACTCTCACCGTCATGCCCTGGTAGCAGTTTGCATGCATCTGCAGGTTCCCACTGCCTACCGTCGTCGGCGAGAAGATGCTAGCTGCCATCTCTGGCTGGAGTTCCATGCGCCAGTAGAAATTGGCATGGTCGAAATTCGGATCCGGCGGCGCAATTAATTGCGGCTGCGCGCCGGAATCGGTAAAGGCCGTCCCACACGTCTGGCTCGATGCGATCCGCAGCAGGTTGGCGGGTGTCGTCCCGCGATAAACGTTGAACGTGCTGGTGCCGGAGGCAAAACTGAATCCGGTTAGCGTCACCGAGGATCCGTCGCTCGTGATCGCTGCCGTGACAATGAACGAAAGCGCACCTTCGTCTCCCGAGTCGTCGACGCCGGAAATCGCGTAGTATAAGACCTGGTTGGCCGCCAGCGTTCCTCCCGATCCAATCGTCGCGGCCAGGCTGATTAATGGCGCGCCGGGCCCTGCTGGGCTTGCGGTCGCTGGCGGAACAAAGGTCACCGCTAGGCTGGCCTGAACCGTCCCATCGCTGCTCGTTGTGTCGGTCTCGGCGATGCCAAACTCCACCAGCCCGTTCGCATCCACCACGCTTCCCAAAAGGGGCCGTGGGACTCCGATCGTGGCGCTGGTCTGCTGGTTCGCTCCCGCCGCCGAGTTGTCTTGCCCGTTCGAGTCCAGGTACCAGGCATCGTCATGTATTTGAGCTGTGATTACCGCAGTCCGGTAATTAGTCGACGGAGAGATCTTGAGCACCCGAAATGGTTGCCGGTTGAAGCCCTCTTTCTGATACGTAATGGTGATCAGGTCTCCCGGCCTGATCCCGAACGCCGTGATGCTGGTTTCAAACTGAATGTACGTGTTTCCTAACAGCGCCTTATCCAGGGTGAACTTGAGCATGCGAGCTGCCTGGTCGTAATTGGGCAGGCCAATCGCCATCAGTGTGGACGTGACCTGTTGCCCGGTAAGGCTAACGTCGTCCGGATCTACGACCGTGTAGCTATCCTGCTGGTAGCCGTTCAGCGCGTCTTGAAAGTCGATACTCAGGGAATTCGGTGTGTCCGCTATACTGCGCGACGAAACCACGACACTCGGTTCTCCCGTCGATTTCCGCATGATTCCCGAAACGCCGGTGCTTCCGTCGCCAAACTCGTAGGCCGGCCATCCCCCATTCAGCGACTCGGTGCTGTTGGACCAAAGGCTCTGCGTCGGCTGCTGCAACGCCAATGAATTCTCCACATTGACCTGCAGCACGCCCCCGGAACCGTAAGTCAGGTACAGTCGGGAAGTATTCCGAATTCCCCGGATCACGTCGCCTGCGGTGCGCTTTTTCTGGAGTACCAGGTTGCAGCCAAACCGGGGAATGCTAATTGGGTTGCCGTTCAGGTCCGTCGAGTTGATTTGCTCATCGCAGTACGCCGCCGCTGGCGCTAGCGTCGAGTAGTCGATTTCGGACGCCTCCCATCCGCTGCGCCGCAACATGTCGTGCAATATCCAAATCGGGTTGCTGGTGAATTGCTGACTAAGCTGGTGTCCTTGGGCATCGTATGTCGGGATGATCAATCCTTGCGCCAGTACCTGCACCGAGGGCAGCGAGTTGCCGTCGCTGATCTGATTCGGCACCACCACCGACAGGTATGCCATGCCACCGTAGGGATCTCCCGCAGGCTGGCCGTTCGAGTTTAGAAAGTTCAGGTCGAACGCGCCGTCTCGTGTGCCGAGTGTCGGGATGTTGTACCACCCGGTGCCGGTCATATTTTGTCCGCTTACACCAAGCGGTATTTGATAGCCGTTCACCAGCACCGTCAGCACGCCCTGCATCACGCCGACACCTAACAACACCTCCATCCGCGTCAGGTTCCCGTCGTTGCGTGCAAATACGACGGGCGGATAGTACCAGGCCGTCCCGTACACCATCGGAACATAGTCGTTGTATCGCGCCTGGTTCACCGCTACGGCGGAACTGGTCCAGTCCTTGCCGTAGCCTCGCACTGTGATCGCCGGCGGGATGTACTCGATTCCGCCAAACCGCGTGAACATACCACGGGCTTGGCAGTCTGTCGAAGCGTACCCGCACGATGTAAACGGCGCATCGTTGTTCAGGTTTCCACGACCTCCTGGAAGGCCAGCCGAGTAACCGCACGGATAGTAAGTGGAATAGCTGCCCTCCGTACTTCCAGCGATGGCTTCCTGTTGTTGAGCGGGTGTTGATGGGAATGTCCAGGGGCACAAGCGCTGAATTCGAATTTCCGGCAGAAATACGCGCTGCATGCTCATCCGGTTCGTTGCTGTAACACGCAACGTCGCTTCCTTGATCTGGTCCGGCGGGTTACAAATCCCTTGGAACACCACCACAGCGTCGGTTAGAGCTGCGTTGTTGGGTAGGTCGTAGAATACGAAGCTGACTGTGATCGTCGCGCCGCGGAATCCCACGCTCTGTTCGATCTCCGAGAAATATGAGTCCGCATTGGCCAGGAGAAGGGTGATCGTCGGGCTACCATCGACACCCTGGTCCGAGGCGGTTTGAATATCGAATGCGCTGTGCTGCAGTACACGGGCAGCATAAGACGCGCTTCCGACTGTGATGCCGTGCGTGCACCAATGTTCGGTGTCGCCGTTCGGCAGGACACAGTCGAATATCACCAACGGCGTATCGGTGATCGTACTCCCCTTCAGATTAGAGACTGTTTGCATGGAATATGTTCACCGTTACAGAGTGGTGGTTCACGTCGGTGGATGTGAGTGTGAACGTGTCGTCGCGGAAACGCGCATTTGCGTATATCCCGCCGGTGGTGCCAGTCTTGTATGCGGAGGGCGCTGGCTGCGCTTCCACCTGTGGTCCAAACACGCAAACCGTAGTGGCCGCCGGCAGTTGGATGCCGAACTCGACCGAGGTTGCCGAGGCGTCGCCCGTGCCTGTGAGATAGATGCGGTTCCACCGGGAACTCAGTGGGAACTGCGCCGAGTCATTCCCAGCTTGCAACTGGATCGTCGCCGGCTGGCTGCTGAACGCAAAGAGGCTGAAGCAGTACGCGTAGGTGGGCGGCGCGTTAAGGGTCTGGGTCAGCGTCTGCGGTCCCTGTCCCGAATTTGTCAATTGCCACGCGTTACTGCCGCCCTGCGGGTCCGCCACGCCACCCGTCAGGGTTAGGAATGGCGCCGCCTCCCAAACTGAGTCCGTCAGTACCTCGCTCCAAGCGAGTAGGTTTGCCGCGGGGTCGAGGAAGGTGAAGCTGTTCAGCGATCCTTCCATTTCCGTGAAGAACTGCTGCAGCGCCGCCATCTCCGTGTCGCTCAGATTGGCGTACTGCAGTTGCCACCCGACGCTTTCGCCTGCCGGATCCGCCAGCTTGATTGAGCTCCCGTCTGCGGCTGCATTCACGACAGTCCGCGGTCTCCGTCGCTTGACAACGGGAAACTGGCTCAAGACACCGGTCACCAACTGTGGATAGGCACTCATGACTGCGCCCGATTCTCCCTCACGGTCACCGACACTTTGCCGCGCATTTCCTCCATGAAAAGCGAATCCATGGGGTCGGAAGCGAAGCTGCAGTTACTGTAAGTCTGGTTATCCCACGGGTCCGTGAAGGAGAAGCTGCCAAAGCTCCCCTGGTTCGATTCCAGGAATTGTTCCAGCGCAGCCATTTCCGTCTCGTCCAGTTCGCTCAATCGGATCGCCCACTGGTGCAACGGCCCCGCGCAATCCCGGTATCGCTGTTCCGTGCCATCCAGGAACCGCAGTACCTGATTCTGAAACGCGATCGCTTTGGTCGCCGGATATTGTGTGACAGCGCTGGTCTTCAGGGTTGGAAAGGAAGTCATATCACAGATCGCTGATTACATCGTTGATTGAGCTCATGTTCAACATTGCGCTGCGTACTGCCTGTGCGATGTCGCCACTGCGGTCCAGAATGGATTGCGCATCCATCGCCTGGATGTTCAACGTCATTTGCGGAGTCGCCGCTCCACTCTGCCCGACGCCACTCCCGCCTCCTACCGTTGAAGAGGCACTGGCCCCGGAGCCACCGGCTGCCGAGGAACTCGGTGCACTCGAGGCCGGTAGCGCCGTCTCGGCGAGCCGCGGCATCCCCAGTTGATCGTAGTCTGCCGCAGCCAGCCCGTTCGGCGTATCCGCGCTCACAAAGTCGATGGACGATGGCTTCTGGTACTTCTCGAGTTGAGGGGGCGTCGATTTGCCTCCGCCAAACAGCCCAAACAGGTCGCTTACCAACGACGCAATCCCGAACCCGCCTTCCATGTAGCTCGTCAGCGCGGATCCGACCTTGCTTCCGGTTCCACCCGTGCTGCTCCCGCTTTCTGTACCGCCGGCGACGCTCGTGCCCACTGTCGTCGCCGAGTAACTCCGCCCGTCTCCTGTGTCGCTCGTCACCCCGAGCGCGTCGCTGGAAGCGGCGGCCGATGTCTGCAAATAGTCGGTTCCGGCCGCCTCCGCGAAGAACCTAGAAAGCTGCTCTTGCGTTGTGCTGCTCATACTTGATTTCCGCTGTGAGTTCCTTTTCCAGAATGGCGAATGCTTCCACCTGCCGCGTTGTGAGATGCTGCTCGTCCATCAGGCCTAGTCGCCGGCGAATGAAGAACTCCTCCACCGTCGTTTGGCTCTCCGCAGTGATCAGTGATTTGGGGCACGTCCCCAGACTCACCCCACGGCGCGCCCACACCGGTTGCCCGTTCTCTTCCCGCACCGCCGGCAGCCAGCCGCACCTGCGCTTCGCCTCCAGGCCGGACTTCCGGCAAGCGTCGCACCTCCACCCGGCCTGGTTGGAGAATTGGAAATGGAAGGCGACAATCAGTTTTTTCGTTCTGTCACGCTCAGTCCCGTCTCTGCTTTGACAGCGGCCAGCGCCTCTCGAAACAGATTCTCGGGCCCGCTCTCTATCAGCGAAGTCGGAGTCGCCGCAGCCCCATCGACTTCCAGACCGGAAACCTCGAGCAGTCCCCACCTAAGGTAGACGCGGTCCACTTCGGCCTGAACCAGCGCCGCTTCCATCTTTTCACCCGGCGCCTGGCCGGCCTCCAGAAACTCGATCTGCCGCGCCAACTCCCGAACCTGCCGCATCAGATCCATGCGTCGCGCAAATGACATTCGCGCGACGCGGAATGTGACCCCCGGCGCTATCTTAGATTCCACATCCTTCACGCTCTCGTAAGTCATGCTTATCCAAACGCGATCGCGATTTCGTTGTCCACCGTGCCCTGCGCTCGCGACGGCTTGAACACCCACTGCAGCCGGTTTGCGCTATCGTCGAATTGCGGAACTTGCGGGATTACGCTCTGCAGGTACACGCCCATCACTTGCCCTTGCATTTGGCCAAGCTGAAACATCACGCTGATCGGTGTCTGCTGTCGTGCCGCCTGGTACAAGGCCGGTGTTATGCCGTCGGTCTGGCTGTAAAGTCCTATCGATGCCTGCACGGTTCTTTGGCCGGGCGAGATCGCTTGCGGAAGGCTGAACCCGAACTCACGTGACCGCATGTCCAGCCCATTCTTCAGCACGACCGCCGCTTCCGTCACCGTGAAGAATTGCGCTGGCGTAGTTCCCAGCCATGCCTCCCCTAGGTTTCCCGGCACGATTGAGTAATCGAATGCGCCAGTTTCCGGTTCCACCGGATAGCTCGTCAAACAGCCCTGCCCGGCCGTAAAGCTGGCGCTGTCCAGCACATCCTGCGCCAAGCCGCTGAACTGGAACTGGTGAAAATCGCCGTTAATCTGGATCTCCATCTGGTTCACCGCGGCCCCCGTCAGGATTCGTTGCACCGCGCCCGAAGGATCCCAGTAGTCGAACAGGCTGGCGCTCGGCAGCTCCGTCGCCGGTTGGTAAGTCACCGCCGCCCCGATCGTCGTTCCACTCGCTGGGGCCGTTGTGAACGGCGCGTTGATCTGCACCGTGTTTGCGTCCACCACCGCCGTCACAAACCGTATCTCGCCGCCGCTGGAGACCGCCTGGTTTACGTTCAGCCCGTGAGGCGCGGCAAAGGCTATCATCGTGTTCGAGTACGTTCCCACCACCCCGCCATTGAACAGCAGCGGCGCCGCCCCTAAGGCCGCCTGAAACAATGGTCCATACGCCGGGCCGCCCGCTGTCGATTGGCAGCTCGTCATGTACGTCTGTAGCTCGAACGAGGTGTTCCGCCGGCCGCCACTGGGCAGGCCGGGAAACGTCCTGCAGCCGGTCTTGTCTTTTCGGCTTGTGACCTCGGGCTGCTGCTGCACCTTCAGCTTCAGCGCGGGTATTCGATTACTTGCCGTGACCGCTGCCACGCTGCCGTACGCGCTCTCCAGCGCCGTATAGAAGCGGTTCGCGTTTGAGGAAATGTAAGAGGCCATCTTAGTTGATACTCACTCCAATCTCGAATGTCACCTTGGCCGTCTGCACGAGGTTCTTCCCTCCGCTCTTCACGGCTCCGAACGTAACCTGATACCCGCCCGCGTAGTACATCCCGCCGCCCCAGTCCCCGCGGCTGCCATCCAGCGTCTGCATCACAGCGCTCGTATATAACTCGACCGTGTCCTGCAGCCCTTCCAGCCGGTCCTGCGAGTGCCGGATTTCAATCGCCATTTGCGAGATTCCGGAGAAGGTTCGGAATTTCTCGACGAGGTTATTCTGGAGCTTTTCGCAATAGACGTTCAGCGCCGGGTAATGCACCGGTGTCGACCGCTCGACGATTTCCAGCGCCACGTTCTCGGCTAGGATCTGCGCTGTTCCCAGCGGCGCCACCGCTGTTACGCCGCTGAACGCCATCGCCTCCAGCTTGAGGTTCACGCCGCCGGTCCCCGTCAACAACCTTAAGGTCTTATTCGTTACCGCGTTTCCTATCGTTGTCGCCATCAGCCCCTCTGTATGAGCCGCGGAAGCGGCTGCACATAGTTCGGCGCTTGGCCGTACCCCGGCTTGCGTCCCGTTGCGCTGATCCACACCGGCTGCACCCACGCCACCCCCACCTCAAGCGGCGAACTGTTCTGCAGCGTCATGCTGTCGGGGTCCAAGCCAACGTAGACGTTCCAGCCGACGGCGTTCGCGGGCGCTGGCGCGATCTGCGCCGAAAACGAGCTGGACGATGTCGTAATTGCCGCTGTCGTGGCGCTCGCCCCTTCTTCGCTCACCCGGTTCACCCAGGCTGCGGTTACGTAATAGATGTTGTCCGGCAAACTTCCCGCCACCGTCGCCAACGCCGGCGTCATCGCTCGCGGTACTGGTATCGAAGCCATGCCGGCACCGGCATCGATCAGCCGTTCGCGATACGAAATTGCCATCTGATGAAACTGGTCGCGCTTGCCCTGGTAACGGTCGTTCAGTTGACTGTTGTACGCATCGCTGTAAACCAGCTCCAGCGTTCGGTAGGCGTGCCACAGCTTGAGCGCCGTCGTCACCACCACGGCTTTTAGCCTCGGCTTCGCCGCCACCCACATCAGGTGTTCCGCGAAGTCCGTCCGCTTCAGCAGCGCATCCAAATCCAGACCGATTTCTTCGTGGGCCAGTTCTAGCTTGCGTCTTACGTCGATCGCTTCGGTGCTGGCCACATTGTGCAACTGCGAGTCCAGCCCCGCCAGGAATTCGATATTGGAAGGAGGTCCATCCGTGATTAGCGCCATACCCCTATGCCCGGCTCTTGGCGCGCTTCCCCGCGTCCTGGATTCTGTTCCATTCGGCCGCTGGCAGGAATGTCATCTGCACCTTAGCCGCCTCCATGGCTTCGTCCGCCGCCCGCTTCGCTTGGGCCCGCGCCTCGCGAAAAGCCGACGTGTCCGCCTCCGTCGCCAGTCGCGCCACCCCTTCCACAATCAACCTCGCCGCCAGCGCCCGCGTCACCTCGGTCAGCCTGCCCGCGGGGCCCCCGTCCGGCGTTTCGCAGCTCTCCACCACTGGAAATGGGTCGGCGATGTTCGCTTGTGTGTCCCGTATCTTCTGGTAGTACAGTCTCAGATCCATCCCGCTCTCCTCGCATCTCGTTGCGGGCCGGCCGCCCCGCTGTTTCGGTCGCCGGCCCGCTTCGCGGCTCCGCCTCGCTAGGTGTTGACCTGCACGCCGCACGTGTTGCGCAGCACGCCACAGCCGTACAGCACGTCCACCGTGAACTGCTGCGCCAGCGTGTTCGGCTGGTAGCTCATCACCACCCGCACCCCGAAGTTGCCCAACTCGGCATACTCCGCAATCGCTCCCGTTCCCGGAAGAGGTTGCGGCAGCCGGCGAACCACCAGGCCAATCGCATCCCGCGTGAACGCCAGATTGTGCGTGTTGATTGGGCTGCTCCCCGTCTTCGGCACGAACTGCGAACGGAAAACGTAGAAATCTTTGTACTTTCCGATCGTCCCGTCGATCAATGCCGCCAGGCCGGCCGCGCCCGCCGTCTGGAACTCCTCGAACAGCGGAATCTGCCGCCAGGCCGAGTAGGCCGCCGAGTCCACTACAATGTACTTCTGCTCGCTGGGCGGCACCTTGGCCAGGAACAACGCCGTTTCCGCTGCGTCCACCGTGGCTTCCGTCAGCGCCGTGCCTGCCGTTCCTACCGGCGTGTTCGTCGTGAAGCCCGCGTACAGGCTCAGCAGACTCGTTTCGATGCTCTGCGCGATCGCCGCCACCGCCGGCTGCATGTAGATCTTCAGCAGGTCCGGAACCGCCAGCACCTTCGTCACATCCGGAATCTGGAAAGTCGCTTCCGCGTGCGTGTTCAGCACAATCTGCGCATTGCCCAGGCTCGGATTCTGCAGCGTCACCGTCCCGCCGTCCGCGATGTTGTTGGCTACCAGCGTCGGCGGTATCGGCACGTTCACCGTATCGCCCGCATTTGCCAACACCGGTTCGTAATCGCGATTGACCAGGTTGCCCATCACCAGGTTCCCTACCAGCACCGGCAAAGCGTCCGCCGCCACCAGCTTCACAATCGCGCTTGCGACGTTAGTTGTTGTAATTGCACCCATTCTTTCTCCTTGGTTTGTACTTGCCGGCCCTGCTGGCCGGGCTTGTCACTACAGACCCTTTAAGGTCTGCGACGCCACGCGCACGATTTCTTCTCGTACCCGCCGCATGTCTTCCGCGCTCATGCCCGGCCGGATTCGGTCCAGCGTCACCGCCTCGCCTCCGCCCGCCGGACTCTTCAGCAGCCCTGCCATTCCGCTCCCCCCGGGTATGCGCGCCGGCAGAAACTCGGGGTTTTCCTTTACGAACGCCGCCAGGTAATCGCGGACCGGCAGTTCGCCAGTCTCGCCCCGCGCCACCAGCCGCCCGTCCTCGCTCCGCACAATATCGTCCTGCACCGCTTTGAAGGCCAGATCCACCTTCGCCACGCCCAGACGCTGCAGTTCCGCCCGCACCGCCGACGCCCGCTCCGCCTCCTCCGCCACCTTCCGGCTGCGTTGGTTCTCCTCCACCAGCTCGTTCACGCGACGCTCCAGTTGCTCCCGCCGCCTTCGCTCTTCCTGCAACTCCGCCTTGTGCGCCGGCTCGGCTTTGGCTTGTTCGTTATTCACATATTCCTGAATCGCCTGCCGCACCACCGCTTGAACGTCGATCCCTTCCATACTCCCCTCTCCCCGAGTTCCCTCGCCAGCCGCTCTTGGGTCGCCTTCGTCTCGCAACCCAAGCAGCGCGCCACAGTCTTCCGCCATTCTATTCCGCAGCCTCTTCGATCTCTTCCGCTACCTTGCTCTTCACTTCTTGCCGCGCGTCGGACAGGTATTGGAACGCCAGCCGCTTATATATCTGTTTCTGCAGCGTGGGCGAGTGCATTCCGAAAGCCAGCAGCTTCTGGGCATTGTCCAACTCCGTGCTGAAGTCGTTAATATCGAATTCGTCCATCCCCGCAACGTCGATCGAAACTTCGTCCTGCCGCGCCGCCGCCACCGCCCACAGCACTTGCTTCATGCTCTCCCGCACCGTCGTCCCGTACGCCCCAAGTACTTCGGCCGTGGTCGCGAAGTCCAGTTGTTTGCCCAGCGCCGACTGGTTGGCTGTACTGGAGGCCCCTCCCATCGCTTGATTGTTCAGGTAGCACACCCGGTAGATTTCGTCCTTCATCTGAACCAGGTTGTCCGCCGCGATCTGGTAGACCTTTCCCTCCGGCTCCGTCCACCCAAACCGGTCCTCCGGTCCAAGTTGGATGTAATATGACTCGCCCACCATCTGGTTCCACTCCCGTTCCGAGTAGATCACCGGCATCGCGAACAGCCCCATCGTCAGCGCCCACCCCAGCGCGTTCGACTTATTGAAGTGTTCCAGCTGCAACAACGCGGCTCTGTTGGTCAGCCACAGCCCCTTGCTCACCCGCATCTGGAATAGCGGCACTCGGCCCAGTGAAGCCAGCGCGTGGCGCCCCTCGTCGATTTCTTCGATCGGCTTCCCCTCGCCCGTTTTCCGGTAAACCGCGAAGTTCTCCCGGTCGTAATAGATCCAGCGCGTCTCCTGCTCCCACTTCGCGTCCGTCACCTTCGACTGCTGCAAGCACGACGTCCGGATTACCACCCACTCCATCCCGCCGTTCGAGTCGTAGTTCCAGTTGATGACTTCGTCTGCGCTGTACTCCACCAGGTACGCCCGCGACGTCCCCGCGGCGTCTTCTTCCGCCCGCGTCAGCGCCGGCCCCGGCGTCCGCGGAAAGTCCACCACCAGGTAACTCGTTCCACATACCAGCGCTTCCACGAACTGTTTGCGGAAGAACTCGCTCAGGCTCGTGCCTCGCAAGTCGCAATCGTTCGCCAGCACGCTGTAGAAGTTCTTTGCTCCGGCGTCGGCTCCTTCCAGCATCAGCGCCGGCTCGCGATGCATCAGCGTCGCCGCGTACCAGTCCACGATCGAGCCGATGTAGTTCTGATAGAACACCCGGCTCAGCCGCTCCTGGTATACCTCGTTCGGTTCCTTGTGCCGCCGCAGCAGGTATTCCATGGCATGAGCCCGTAACTGTTCGCCTCCCAGGTACAGGTCCTTGTAGCGTCTCCACGTCGCCTTTCGCGCGATGTACTCCGGATGCTCCCGGTTGATCGTTTGCATGATTAGAACAGTCGCTCCCGCCGCTCCCCGATTTTGGGGAGCGTTCTGCATTCCTGCCACAACAGGTACCCCAACGCGTCCGATAAGTGCGTCCGCATTCGGTCCCGGTCTTTGTCGATCGCATTCGAATCGTCCTTGTAAGTGACCTGCTCCAGATCCTTGATAAGCTCCTTGCACTTTGGGTCCACCAGCAGCCCGACTTCTCCCGTCGCCGATCGCAGCTTCGCGTTGGTCAAGTTGATCCGCTCCCGTACGCTCGGGTTCGCCCTCGGAACGCGGTACTGGAGCCGCATCCCCGAGTGAGCCTGAAAATATTCCCGGATCATTTCGTAGTCCGACGCCCCCGTCGTATGCCGCTGATTACCCGACGCGTCGCCGTAGATGTGAACGCCCGCCAAATGCTCCGGATACCGCTTCAGGAATTCCTCGCAGGCGTCCATCGTCGTTCCGTTCCGCACCACGATCTCATCCAGCACCAGCACCTTCGTGCCCACCATCTGCGCCACCAGCGAACTCATCGGATCCACGTTGAAGTCCAAAGCCCACAACAGTGGCAGTCTCTGGTCGGGCTGCACGTCCTTCATGTTTTCGGCGCGCCCAAACGAGCTGTAGACGGAGCCGCCGCTTAGGCTCAGGTAAGCGCCCAGCACTTCCTGCCGGAAGAACCGCTCGTCGTAGCTTTCCTGCAACCGGTCGTAGAAATCCGGCACCCTCGCCAGCAGGTGTCGGTTTTCGTAAGGTTGCGCCACCACCACCCCATACCCCTTGCCGGGTTCCTCCACGAATTTTCGGTACACCCAGTCGTAGCCTTTCGGCGTCCATACCGCGAAGCCGCACAACCGCTGTGCCTTCGGATCCCGCAACCGGCCTTCCAGGCGCAGCCACGCTGCCTCCGGCGTGTAAGTCAGCTCATCCAGTCCGAACCACGCCAGGTTCGTTCCGCGCAGTCGCTCGAATTCATCCACCGGCCGGAACACAATCCGCGATCCCGTGTCCCTCATCCGCACTGTGTTCTCCGCCTTGTTGTGCTCGTACGGAATGCGGTTGCCGTCCAAGATCTCGAATAGCGTCGATTGCGTCGCATCGCGTAGCATCTGGTAGGTCGGCGCCCCCAGCAGTCCCATCCGCCTCGGATTCAGGTAACTCAGCCGGATCGCTTCCTGGCATAGCGCCTGGCTCTTGCCACTCCCAATCGGCCCCGAAAACCCTTTGAAACGCGCCGTCAGCTCGTGAAAGGATTTCTGAGAGGGCAGTGGGTCGTAGGCTATTTCTCGCAGTCGGACGTCACTGGCTCGACCCATGTCACTTTGATCTCCTTGGCCTCGTCGGTTGCCTCCTCTAACTCTTTCTTCATCTGCACGAGCTTGATGTAGTCCGCAACCGATGGGCTGAAATCGGTCTCCGTGATCCTCTCCTCGAACTTCGCGATGGCCCTCGCCAACACCTCCGAAACCTTTAGCTTCTGTTTGAGCTTTTGATAAAAGCTGCAATCTTCGCAAGGCTTGGTACTCTTTTTTGGTTTGCTCTTCACCTTGCTGGTCATTGTCCGCCCCAAAAAAATCGGCTCCGCGATGGACTCGCGGAGCCGCGCAACCCTCTTCCCGACTTGAATGTATCATCGGGGCGCTCACGCACCCGCCCCGAACCGCTTCTCAACTTATTGAAAACTCACGGAAGAAACTTTTCCTTGGGTTGGTGAAGACGAATTGGGATCATCCGCGCGCGCTATTCGCCCTTCAGTGCCGCTTCTGTCACTGGCGCCCGCTACAACTCCACCTTCCAGCGTTTCATCCACAGGAATAGCGTCAAAAGGCCCCACAGGTGGTATCCCACGTTAATGCGCCGTGCCATGTGATCGCGAATCAGCGTCTCAATCGCCCCCTCGTGGAAAATGCCGCTCGCTCTCACCGCCTCCGGTGTTAGCGTGTCCATCAGCAACCGCCGCAGCGGACGCCGGAACCAATCGTGCGTCGGTATATCGAATCCCGCCTTCTTCCGGTTCAATACTCGCTCCGGCAACTTCCCGCGCATCAGCTCCTTCAACACGTACTTCTGCCGGCAGCCGCGAATCTTCAATCGCGCCGGCAGCCGCGCAGCGAGTTCCACGATCCGGTGGTCCAGCATCGGCGGCCGCACCTCCAGTGAATGCGCCATGCTCATGCGGTCCGTTTTATAGAGTATGTCGTCTGGCAGATAGTAACTCTGGTCCACCCGCAAATATCGGTCCACCACGCCGCCATTGCTTGTCGCTACTTGCCGCGCTAACTCAGCCAGCCCATTTCCGCCGCTCCCGCGCCGTATCGTTTTTAGCTGATCGCTCGAGAACGTCCCGTTCCAGAAGAAGTGCGCCTCATCGGCATCCAACAGGCTTCCCTCGATCCCGCGCTTAATCTTGTACTCCAAACCGATCTTCTCGTCCGATACCGGAACGTATCGCTCCAGTGCCCCGTGTGCCGCGCGCCGCAGCCAGCGCGGCGTCAACCGCAGCGGCCTCGCCAGCCGGTCCGCCTGGTAAGTTTCATACCCGCCGAATAATTCGTCCGCGCCTTCCCCCGATAGCGCCACCGTAACGTGTTGCCGGGTCATCCGCGAGAGAAACCACACCGGCAGCGCTCCCGCATCCGCACTCGGCTCGTCCGAGTAATACGCGAAATCTTGTATCGCGCCTTCCAGCTCGGTCTCTGGATTCAAATCGAATTCGTGGTGATCCGTTCCGTACACCTCGGCCACTTCCCGGAAGTACGGGCTCTCATCGAAGCTCCGCCCGCGAAATGAAATCGAGAATGTCTTCAGCCGGCTCCCGCTCTGTGCCGCCGCGTAATGCAGTATCGTCGATGAATCCACTCCGCCCGACGCCCACACTCCCAGCGGCACGTCCGATACCAGGTGTTCCTTCACCGACTCTCGCAGCAGCCCGTCCAGCTCTTCCTTGGCCGCCTCCAGCGAATAGTGGCGCGCTCCCTCGCGCGGCAGCTCCCACCACCGTTCCATCCTGCACTTGCCGCGGCTCCATTCGAGGATGTGCCCCGGCGGAACCTTGCGAATGCCTTCGATGAGTGTCCTCTCTCCCGGCACGTAATTCACCGAAAGAAACTGGTCCAGTGCCCGCTCGTCCAGCCGCCGCGGAATATGCGGGTGCTCAAGAATCGCCTTGAGCTCGCTCCCGAAATACAAATCGTCGCCGCTGCTGTAGTAGTACAGCGGCTTGATCCCCATCCGGTCGCGCGCCAGCACCAGCCGCCTGCTCGCCTCCGACCACAGCGCCACTCCGAACATCCCGCGCATCCGCTCGAAGCATGCAGTGTCCCATTCGAGGAACGCCCGCAGCACCGTCTCCGTGTCGCATTGCGAGCGGAAGCGGTGCCCTAGCTGCTCCAGCTCGCGCCGGATCTCCTTGTGGTTGTATATTTCGCCGTTGAAGACAATGGCCGTGCCGCCATCGTCGCTGACGACCGGCTGATCGCCGCCGCCCAGGTCGATGATCTTCAGCCGCACCGCGCACAGCGTGACTTCGCCGCCCTCGTATATCCCCTGCTGGTCCGGGCCCCGGTGATGCATGGCCGCCAGTATCCGCCCCGCCACCTCCCGGTCCCACACCCCGCTCGCACGCGTGAATCCAGCAATTCCGCACATTTTGTATTAGCGATTCCCGGAAACCTTCAGTGTATCCGGGTGGGGCATGCTTTAGCTTGCCCAACGCCCGCTTGCGGGCGGCTCTTCCTTACCGTTTGTCGTCCATCAGCATTTTCTCATCGAAGGATGAGCCTGAAGCCGGGCGCGAAGTGATCCGGCGCTGAGTCTCCTTTCTGATGACGGTTGTGATGCCCGGGGCCGACCAACGGGAGGCGCGCCGGGGCCGCAA